CCAACACACTGTGCGCGAAACCTTGAGTCTGGAGCTCTGCTGCTTCAGGATCGAGATCTCGGATAATAGCATTCAGCTCTGTCCGAGACATCATGCGAGTAGATTCTAAGTATTCGTTAATTTCACGCAATGCTGACGACATTTGTATTCTCCTATTAGGTACACTTGCTCTTAGGGTCTATTATAACTATGATTTTACCAAAAGTCAACAGTCTTCTGAGGACTCGATACATGTTGAGGCACTGATATCAACACACTCCCAGTCAAAATATCGACCACTATCTATTTCGTGTTGAGCATCTTCAAAATTGTTTGCTGATATAGTAACTACTTCTTCCAGTGTTCGAGTAACTGTATATGTTGGCATGATATTTGGTGTTAATTAAGCTTTGTTGTGCACGACAATGCCATATCCACCAATATCAGGAGATTCTTCGATTTTAACTTCCCCCAGACTTTCGATAGCAATATGCAGCAAGTAGTGCGTCATGGAGTGTGTCCACGTGAACGGATATGTAATCACTGTCCAGTGCGATTGGTGTTACTACCACCGAGGCGTGTTGCTTACCAAATTTAGTGTATAGGGTAACTGGTTGCATTTGTATCCTTAATGAGTCCAAACCGGTTTACTATTGGGTCAACTATACCCCAAATTTAGGAGAAAGTCAACTGTTGCTTTTCAGTTATTTTTAACCCAGTGCCCTAGTTTCATTCGAGCAGCAAATTCACTATCGACCACACCCTGGGCTATAGCTGTCTCCAAATACATGCTACCATATTTGCACAGGGCTTCATTCAAGTCCCCACACGATCCAATATCAGGAAAACTCAAGGTAAAGCCAGCAGACAGTGCTTGTTCGGCCATGAACTTACCATTAGCATCTTTATTCGGTACAATAATTTTCCGTCCTCGGACCTGTTTCAGTTTATGGGTGTGATATTTCGAGAAGGTGCTCCCCAGGAGGGCGATACCGTTCTCCACTGATAGTGCATCTAGTGCACCCTCACATACAATCAGATCCACATCAGAGAACATTTTACTGGTCGTCAGGTTGAAAATGACATTCGTCTTCCGGTAGACAGGTGACTCCCAACGCTTCCGTTCGGGATTACACGTGATATCACGACCTTGAAAGAATGTTGGTTGTTGTGTCGTGGGGTTCTTGCTTATTACTATTAGCCGCTTAGCCCACTTACCTGTTACCTTATCCGTCACCATGAACTCCGATGAGTTCAGTGCGATTCGGCGAGAGGCCAAATAATCAACATAACATCCATCCAATTGTGTGTCTAGTGGTCTAAAGAATGTTGGAAGTTCAATTACTGCAGGTTCACTGAGATCTGGGTGGACGCTGGGGCTAATGATTGGTGGACTATCACTTGCGAATGCGGAGAATAGTAGCGACTTACATTGATCAAGTATCCCAAATTCAGAGAGAACCTGGGCCATCTTTTCTGAGAACTGTCGAGAGCCAGGCTTATATCCTGCAGTGCTCGAGCAGTTGAAGCAGTGATAGCTACCTCCCCCACCTTCAAATTTCCACCCACCACGAGTCTTTTTGTCGCGGCAAAGAGGGCAGCGGAGCGTGTACCAACCAGACGGGGAACGGGATCCTAGGATCCCGTTTGTGGACAGTATTTGTTCAAGTGAGTCACCAGAACCTAGGAGAGTCATATTATTGCGTTTCTGAGATTTCTTGAGGTGGTTGAATTTTGGGTGGCTTTGGAATCTTCTTGATTTTACTATCGCTTGAATTACCCTGCGCAGATTGTTTTGCAAGGTCTTTCAGTCGCTTCTCAATCAAATCAGACATCAACCAAAGCTCTTCACCATTATCAATTTTCTTGATTTCTTCAGTTGTTAAGAACTTCGAACAAATTTTCTTGACTAAATTGGAGTACTGGCGCTTATATGCAACGATTTGGCGGTCAACATCCGAACTCTTGCCATAGAACCCACCACTGAATGTGTGGAACATCAACATTGTGCAATCATGTACCACATACTGATGCCCAGCTAAGAAAATAATTGCAGCCATACTACTTGCGCTGGAATCTAGAACTGTGGTTACGGTGGCACGAGATTCTGCAATTGCACTACAGATCGCAATTCCAGTGTCGAGCCGTCCACCATCTGAATTGAGGTAGATTGTAATATCATCGTGAGCCTCGGCGGTACGGATCGTGTTGATCATTTCCACATAATTGCCCGGCGCGCCAATTGGACCATACAAGTAGTATGGGTGTTGCTTCACAGGGATTACCCGCGACAGACTCTGCTTGTACACAACGTTGATCGGCACATCAACCTCATCTTCAATATCATCACCAGATGTATTTTTTGAAATTTTATTCATTCTCGCGCATTCCTTTGTGCCAATATAGGTGCAGTAAATTAAGTTCTCGTGTAGTCGACGAAGACAAAATCATCTTCATCAAACTCACCAACTTTATTTACAGGCATAAATTGCGAAGAAATTGCTTTAATGGGGTAAAAAACATCACAATCATCAGTGTTTTTAACGACAGTCATATAGCAGTGAGTGGTAAATGGCAATGTTTCCACGTAGAGGTAGTATCCGCCAATCACAAATACCGTTTCACCATCCTCCATGATGTTGACATCACGAAGTCGTCCTACACTGGGGATCTTGATTGCATGTTGAGGTGTGAAGTCTTCAGTATTGCTGACAACATAACACTTCCTACCTGGCAAAAATTCTAAGCCTTTCTCTTGTGCGATTCGCTCAATATCGAGGTACGTCTTTCGACCCATGACAACAGTATGCCCTTGAGTGAGTTCTTTGAATCGCTTTAGATCTTCACTGATGTACCAAGGTTGTTTGCCGTCTTTGCCGATTCCACCATATGAATTTACACTGACAATGTGCTTAAACCCATTTTCAATAGTTAGTGCGTTGAGGGCGGGGGTTTGTGTTTGAAATATCATTTAATATGGTGTATGTGGAATATAACTAGTAGTGCCCATATTTTGAGTACCGCGATCTACAGAGACTCTGTAGATTTGGTGGATAATCATAGCTCTCCTAGTGCGTAGTGCAGTAATAGAAGCATCAACCTCAGTGAGTTCAGTGTTGAGTTGTTCCAACACTGAAGGAAAATCAAATTATAGTTGTATCATTGTCGTCAGTCCTCTAACTTGGAGTGGTATTCACTAGTGATGATAATTTTTGGGAGGGTAGATACATCTGGTAGTTCACCCGACCACTCCTTAGACAATGTGATGTGTGGGCGATACTCATCATAGTCATATTCAGCCCCATAATCCACGTATTCGTCGAAGCGCTGTGACGCGTAAGGGCAATCTACAAGTACGACAAGCAGCCTGGTCTTAGAGTTGGTAGTCTCAAACACGTCAAACTTAATTGGTACAGCTTCTACATTCTCTAGATCAACACCAAGAGTATTCCAATCATACTCGAATGGTACCCTGGAGTATGCAGTCGTAATATGCAGATCATACTCTTCGTCTACCTCAACATTATGTTTGAGCGCCCACTTCTTGATGGCAGTAACACTTGTGTGATGGATCGACAGTGCAGCATAGTCCCCGGCAGGTTTCTTCGCTTCTAGTAGCAACTGGAGCTTCTTAATAAACTCAAACATTTGAATCTAGCGCCTTAGTGAAAACTTTCTTAATCATGCGGACCGCTTTAAGCGCTGCACGTGCGTCTTCGAGTGCATTGTGCTTATCACGGATCACATTGAACATTTCGAACAGCTCATTCGAATCTTTCGTGTTGTATAATACACTCCCGACAGAGTGAGAATCGATGCTGTGCCCCGATAACTTAATTGCCATATCGTACTTGTTGAACCACTGAGCGATGAAGTGGCGATCAAAAGTATCTACGTTGTGCCCACCTAGTGTGAGTGCTTTGTTAGTATCGAAGTTGTTACCTAGGAATTCACAGAAGGTAGTGAGTGCTTCTTCTTCAGATACTCCGTGTTCACTAAGGTGATCCTTGGACATACCATGAACAGCCTGTGCTTCGCTGCTCCATGCACTTGTGCCGTTGTAGTGAATCTCGACGTAGAATGTATTACCTTCTGCCCAATTTTTAGAATCAGTGACTACTGCACCTAGTGATACAATTTGATATTCATAGTTGTTACTCCGATCCATCACCGTGCCTCGACTATATCCACTAGTCTCGACGTCCAAAAATAGTACTTTGCTCATATGTTGTTAATATCTCTCGAAAGGTTGGTTTATCGCACTCACAATTACGAATGTGGTGGCCAGACAAATTTAAGTTGCCCCGAATCATATATTTTTGAGTACTTGTTGGCAAACATAATTTCTTCTTCCGTCATTGTGACTGGACAGTCTGGAAATAACGCCCTCAACTTATGCTTTTGATATTTTAACCGCGACTCTAGTGTTATACAATCTTTTGTGTACCAATAATTAGGAGCCGTGGCGCCGCAATAACCAAACCCCATTTTTGCATACACTTTGCCGTCACTCCATCTCCTGTTTGCATATGACACTACAGAGGTTGGCTGATGCTCTTGTACAAAATGCTTAAACATTTTAGACATTCCCCCCACCACCGTGTGATGCAGAATAGTACACGATCTCAACAGCTCCCACTGCACAGATTTATCGTACCTGGATCGACCAAATGACATTACAGAAACTAACTCGCCACAATTGAGCAGCGCTACATTAACTACATTCCCAACACATTTACCCTGTAAGTGATTTTTATCAAAAAACTCATCTGCAGTGCGTTTATCGACTGTTGTTATTGTAGTGTGCCTGCCAAAGATTTTAATAGAGTGTCCGAGTGAGTTGGCGATGACTGATTTCCATTTGAGATTATTTGCGGCATCAGTCCACTCTGCATCCCAAATGTGGAATAACTTCAAACCAGCGGATGAGCAGGCTTCTGTTTTTTGTACGTGCCTAGTTGCATTGTGTGTATCGCGTGGTACATTCGATGAGTGCCAATATACACCATTCAACTCAAATGCTGCTTTTTTGTCGACGCACAACACATCCAGTTCTTTTCGATTCAGAACAACTCTATCATTCGGAACAGACGTAGGGCACAACGATTGAATATACGCGAACAATTCCTTTTCTGGCTTTGATGTCCCTCCTTGACACTTGATGCACCCAACATTGAACAAGCGATAATTATTGAATGTTGGATGAAACAGCCCATGTGTGGCACAGCGGATGTTAATTTTTGTGTTGATGCCGACCCAATCCTGAGGGGACACAATCTCATGTGTATGTCCTCTGGTGTCGGGCAGTAAAATCAACTTCAAGTATTTTTGATACGAACCACTTTTTAATTCGGTTTCACGTTCTACTTTGGTTCGATATTCAATCCCGTACATATCACAATATTTTGCAACAGTAAGGTCACTAACCCCGAGCTGCTTCGATACACCTGCCAGGGAATTACCGGTCATCATTTCAGCAAGTAGTGTAGCATCTAACAGTGCAGGAACGCGTATGGTGAGTGCGTCTGTTGGTGTATTTCGCGATATCTCTCGTCTATGAGGCAACTGTGCGTGATATGGCACTCCAAAACGCTTAATATTGTATTGTTCCTTTGAATATTTGGTGTCTTCATCTGGCCGTGTTATCCCACATTGCTGCAATGCGAGATTGATAGCAATATAAGTGACATTCCCCAGTAGTTCCGCAATTTCACTACACATCAACCTATCTATACAGTACAGTTGGCGCAATTCCTCTTCAAATACTCCAGCTATTGAATACCTGGAAATTCCAAGTTGCCGCAGCCTGTGTTGTATAGCTGCATGGGACAGTGAGGTTATCTGCCCTACATCTGCACAAGATTTCCCAGCCTTCAACCACCCCTTCACAGTAGCGCGGTCTGGAATCACATCGACAGCTCTTGTGCGGCCGGTTGGGCGACGTGACGGAGATAGTATTTGTTCAGTAGTATGGGCACCTATACCAAATTTTTCCTGAACTTTAGTGAACGTCAAGTTATCTACAGTGTATGCAACCACCACACGCTGTACAAACGCTGGATGGTCATTTCGCTTACTGATGTTACACTTGCTAAGTGCTTTTCGTACCGTGGGTGTACCGACAGGTAACTCACAGCATATTTTCACTTGCTCGACAGTCAACCTATCAACGTTGAGCAGCCAATCGATCAATCCAATATTTTTCTCTACAAACTCGTATGCGGATGCACATCGAGTCGAATCAAACAATACCAGCTCTGGTGGTCCAATCTGAGTCGAGTGAGTGATTGTATCCGCCTGAATATTCTCCAACACTATCAGACTTGACGAACAGGATCTGGCCAACCCTTGTTCCTGGGGCGATGTGTGCTGTTGGTCCATTATTGTGTAAGCTAAATCCAATGTGGCCGGTGTATTTACTGTCGTACAGCCCAGACGTTAAAAATATACCGTTTCTGTTAAGAGTAGACCGAACGACTAGTAGTGCTGCCACCTGGGTGGGGATATTCAAATACATATTAGACAAGCAGTCTACAGTACAACCTGCAGGTATTTGCAGTGATTCTATCCCATCAACATTCTGTTTTGGTGTAATCTGTGTTGTTGACCGCATTTTTTTATGTGAATTACTTAACCGGAACTCGTCGAGGGTGTTGAAATAAAATGCTTTATCTAACGTAAAATCTAAAGCATTGGGTTGGATACTGTTGGTACTCAACCAATCGTATGTTGCATCTGTGTGGGTGATCCAACCTTCAGCAATTGCCGTCTTAGGAGATATGATCATTTTTGATAGTGGTTGAATGTATTTGAGATGATGCTTAGATTGTGGTCGATAATACTAGTATCTTTATTGGTGTGTGTTTGGAAGTTGACTTCTGGCACGTACTTCTTCTCAACTGGTGCCCACGATTCGGTGAACTGATTATACGGTAAACCACAATGTCCAAGCCACACGGGATTAGAGCTATCAAGAGTGTCGACCAGCCCCATTCCTAGCAGTGCTGGTAATTCTAGACCCGGATTGAGCAATCCCAACCAGTGAATATGCTTGTGGTAGAATGCCGCAGTGCGCTTAGCGTCTTGTCGAAGCCAATTGCTGATACGGTCTGCTGCCACAACACGAACATACGATTTTGGAATATTTGGAATAGCGATTGGATGAGCAAGAATAGACATTCCAATTACGTCGATGTCTGTATTAAATAGTGCCCACTCAAAACTACGCAACCAACCATCCCAGTCACCTGGAGCACTTTGGGGTACATAAAATGTCTTAAATCCCGCAGCGCGAAATACTGGAATATATTTTTTCGCAGCGTCAATTGTAATATTAGCACTTTGCCCAGGATAGTCCGGCAATACCAAGATGTCAGCTCTCACATCTCGGCCGATTTGAATTAGACGGTCGGGATTGTATGGGATTCCCAATTCGAATGCTCCATTATCTGCGATATATGTTTCATTTGGTAATTTAGAATTCTTGTAGAATTCTACATATTCGGGATCGTAGTATACAGACTGAGGATCAATCAGGTGAGCCAACAACAAGTGGAAATCTGACTTGTTGTGGCGAGCATACTTCGACAGATATGCTGTCGGTGCGATTGTGCAGAATTGAGGATTATGTTTCATGTTTAGCATCAGGGGTAATTAACTTCTTAGCAATTGCTGCCATCTTGGTGACCGTCGTGGTATCAAACAGGCCCGGAAACATGACAACTCCATCAACCACTATACACTTAGTCTGTTTTGTGTTTCTCAGGTTGATCAAAAATAATTCTACATCACACTCTGGAAGTTGATATTGGATTTTTTTCCGAAGTGTTGCGAACTCGATTACTGTACGTGATTGCATTTATACCTTGCGTCCCATTGTTGAAAAATCATTACGATCGGTAATTACCTGATAAGCTCCTTTATTACAAATTGGAGCTATCGTTACTACTGAGGTGAGTTGTTTGCTGTGAATTGGTTTGGTACCGTTCCCTACCTGTGAACCAAAAGACTTGATTTTGGTTGTGCTTGATTCTCTCGGTGGTGATGAAAAGAGTACTCCAATCAAAGGCAGTGTAAGGTTAGTTAGTGGCTTTTTAGGAGCGTGGGTTGCAGTAATTTTATCCCACGAAGTTTGTAACTCTCGCTGAGCTTTAGTTAGTTTCTTTGGGCGGGGTGATGTAGATTTGATCATGGTAGTGCGTGTACCATACACCAGTATCATACCTGGTTTCAACCTCACCAGGTATTGACTGTAGTCGGAGTATTGAGTGCTGCTTGTTGCTCGATCAACTTTTTCTTTTCGGCGATTTCACTTGCTCTATCGAAGGCCGACGAATCTAGCATCTTCAGCGTACCGATCGCACGAAGTCTTGTCATACCACCAAGTACCGGATTAGTCGATAAACAATCTGCTAACAGCAACTCATATAGTTTGATGCGCTGGCCAATTTGTATCTGAGTTATCTGTTCGGGGGGTAGCGCGTATAATGCGATGACTAGTTTGTACCACGCAAAAAATGTTGCTGGAGATAGAATCAGCTTAGTCTGATAGACCATTGATTTTTACAAATGTTAACTTATCACGCGGATCTCCAATGCTCCATACTTCAACTGACTGCTCCCCATCAACACTCTTCTTGGCTAAATTTTGGATGTCTGTTGCTGCCATAATAGCCGCGTACACAGTGTCGCTTTGTTTAGCCAACAAATTTCGTTTGTATATCCAGAGTTCTGTATATCTATTGGCGTCTTCTTTGCGTTTGTACACCAAGTGAGCATCTTTGACTACCCGGATCGTACCTTGGCGGTTCAGGTCTTCTGGTGAGGGGATTTCTGTGTCGTCAGAGTCACCTTCATTAGATAGTGTAGGCTCTTTCGAGAGTTGAGTTGAAGTGAGCTGCGTAAAAGATACCAGTTCTGCCTCGTGTAGGATTTGTTTGATACGCATGAGTAGGATCTACAGTAAAATATTTGTAATTTTATGGTCTATTTACGCTGTAGTACAGTAGCTACACAACTAAGTACAACCATACTCATACCACAACAGCATTCAAAATAGTGAAAACCGAGCAAACGCTAATTCGTAACGGAAAGACATATACATTCTTCCCTGACATTTTGATAGATGACCATGTCAAGGGCTTTTTGGTGGATATATCCAATTCTGTCATACTAAAGATCATATCAGAGCTGTGGGTAAACTACAACCGAACTTGCGTGAGTGATGCTGCTAATCCACACTACTTCAGTATATCAATTGCTGAAGTAGTGTCAGATGGTGATAATCAAAAATTATTTGAGTATTACGTAGCGCTGCCAACTAACCAGGTCATAACAAGTGGTGAGCCACTTGTGTCATTTTGCTCTATTGTTAAAAAACACCGCATGTAATCTCGATGGGGACTCTGAGATTTTTTGAGAGAGTAAGCTGTTACCCAATTCAGTAAATTCGGGTGGGTCATCTGCAGTAACAATCCCTTGCTCTACACACATTGTTTCAAAGTTGCTGCTCAATGATAATTCGTGTGCCGTGGCGTCTACGGTCAATAGACCAGCTCGTGCAAATGTGTCCGTAAACGCTTGAGTCTTACGATTCAACATCGCCGAACTATACCCATCACCCGACGAGTCTCTGGATGCCCAGAGTTGGGCCAAGAGAACCTTCTGGAGATTGGATAGTGTCATTTTGACTTTTTGGAGTTGCGAGGTACCAAGTCATCGCCGACCTTAAATGCTGTAGTATCAGCATCCTGGATAATTTCATATGTCGTGCTGTCTATTGGTGGTGATTTCTTTGGGACTTTTTTGTCAAAAAGCGACTTGAGTGTAGGGACTGGATTACTCGGTTGGGGTAGCTCGTCCAAGAATTTTCCAAAAGTGTCAACACTTTCTGTTACGGCTAGTTGTTGTTGATACTCGTCGATAATAGGAAACGCTTGTACTACACTGTTGCGTGTATCAGTCGAAATTTGGTCGGCGACATGGCGGTCAAGTGTCACACTGTGGATGGTATTATTAACCATCACAATGTATGCGGAAGTAGAGGTAGAAGGCATATATGTATATGTGAATGTATTGTACTATTTAGAGGTAAAGCTCCCACGACTTGTGGAGAATACCTGTTCCTGTCTTTGAAATTTTATATGAGGCTTTCTTCACCAATTGATCAACCAAATACTGTGTCTCAGCTATCGTTTTCTTGTCTTCGGCGGTAAATGTTAGTACTTTTCGCTGATATGGAGGCAGTTTGATAATTTCTTCAAACTTTTTATTGCTTGGTATAGCAATTGCGAGTTTATTTTTAGTATTGAATGCTAACATACCAACAGCAAATCCAGCAGCCATCTGGAGCAGGGTTCCTGATAGTGAGGAGGCTTCTTGAAGTACTGTGTCTAATTTCATTTTGGGGCTACTCGTGATGCATTTACCCCACCTAACAGAACTTCTAGTTGATTTGCGTATGTTTGCAGTTGAAGTATCGTGATCTGATACGCACGCACAACTACCTCAGGAGGCGTATCAGGCGCAAGTGTTGTAAGTTCAAGTGTTGGTCTAGGTGGGACTTCGATTACAGGCTGTGGTATTACTACTGGAATGTCCACAGTCTGTGTCTCGACTCGAACCAATCCACCAGTGGTGCTACATCCGAGTAGTAGCGATACTAGTAGTGTGCTTACAATTATTTTGACCATTTGAGCGCTTCTTTATCTTTAAGAGCTTCCAGAGCCTGCGTACACGTCTGGGGCTGAGTTGGTTGTGCTCTCAGAGCGGCTATGGTTCGTTCTGATGCTGCGAAGCGCTCCCGAGCGATTGACTCAGCGCTATTAATTTTAGTCTGTTGATCTTTTGTAGCCTTACTCAATTTTTCAATTGCAGTATTTTGGATAGCCAGTGATGTTTTGAATTGAGTAGCTTGAGTAGCATTTAGCTCTTGAGCTACGGTGAGTTCTGTCGCTTGTTGATGCAACTTCACTTCAAGTGAATCAATCTCTCTGTGCGCGATTTTTAGCGCTGTGTACATACCAAAGATGACCGCTGAGACTGCGAGTGCAGCCCAGACAGCCATTGGTACTCGTTTAAGAGCAGCTAGTATTAGGGTAATAGTCATTCCTGAAGTCCACGAAGGTTGTGGTACTATTTATCCCTACATTGTTCAGAAAGAAAATTCTGATTCGTAGGCCTTACTCTGGCGAGTCGGTACTTGTCTGGGAATTGAATCAAACATATTATGCAACATATTATCGACCAACATTCCGACGTGGCGTTGGCGATCGATTCTATCAACAAATTCGTCTTTGAACCACTGAGGAATCAGCTCCTCGTCTGTTGGAACAGCAATCGCCTTAAACATGCGGCCGGCGTGTTCCATATCATACTTCAACTTGAAAATCTTAATTTTCATGCCACTCGAAATTAATAGCGATTCAGTGTCGCTGGCGGCTTGTCTAAAATCATTATATAGAATCGATGCTGATACGTGGCCAGGCAGTCGGGTGGTCGGGAAGTCTCGGAACGTGGCTGTGTACTGTTCAATTCCTTTGATACCTTTTGGAAGGCCGAGATCCATCAGATCAATTTCGTCGATCATCTCATCTCGATACTCCATAATAAAATCATCGAGTTCAGTATCCGAAGCACCAGTCAGCATTTTGTGGCACGTAGATCGCAGGAATGCCTTGACAGGGCGGGGTGTAGTAGTCTTGCGCATGTCGACCCCCATAGCCTTCAATTCATCCTTAGCCTTACCTTCTTTGTCGATCACATGGATGACATATCGCTTCTTCTGAATGAAGAACCCTCTGTCTGCGACCAATTCTCTTCCTGATGATAGCAGGGTATCGAAACCAGGTGTGCATAAGAATGCAGTACGACAGAACTCAGGTAGAGAAGCGTTTAATTCATCACCAATAGCATCCGCAAGTTTGATAATTTGTTTACTTGATAGTGCGCGGTCGCCTATGAGTGGCTTTAGGGTAACATAACCTGAATCAGTATCCCCGGCTAGTAAACATGGGGATGCTATTTCACCTCGTAGGGCACGAGGATCTTCATCATCAACAATCGGATCAATGTTGTAATTACCATCAATAATCTCACACAATTTCCGACACTGATGCCTAAGCAGGGCACGGCCGGTAGCAGTAATACTCTGTCCCATTCGCTTATCATAATATCGGAAGTTTTGATTCAGTAGTGCACCATAAAATGAATTTAATTTTATCTTCAGGATGTAAGACTGCATTTCATTATATACCGCAGAATACTGCGCATCAGCCAGTAACTTTGACAACTCATCTACACGCGATTTGCTGATATTGCCGCCAGCTAGTTCTGCACTGATCATCACTATATCACCAAGCGCAGTTGAGTGTAGCTTTTGGTGTTGTTTTCTAGATGTGTACCATCCCGACAACAGTGCAGGGATGATACCGTGCATACTTTGATCAAATACAGTCCCGTATGATGATATGCTCCACTTATTAGCAACAAACAGTGACTTCCAACCAGTCATTGTCTTAGTCTCAACTGAACCATCACGCTCCCATCTGAATGTCAACTCGTCGTCAATATTCTCATCGAAGCATCTCCATGCATCCCCATTACTAACAAACTGTCCTTGAATTGTTTCAGGACTAACATTCAGCAGCCGTGCACATGTTGGATACAGGGAGCTAAAATCGAAACATACGATCCACTCCTGCATTCCTGTTTGTGGAACCAACACATATGCGCCGGTTGCTTGGCCTTGTTCATCTAACTGCTTCGTATCAGGCACGCGCATTCCAAGCTCATACCAACAGTAGTTGTTCACTGACATCTCTGCAGCCCGAACAGTACCAACAATATTCTTGAAGTGACATGTAGACTGGTGGATAAACGCATTTGCTTGAGCAATGAATTTATACTTCTTATCTAACTCTCGAAGAATTTCTGTGTCGCGGCAATTATAACGCACGAACTTACTGAAGTTATTGTTATACAGATGATGTAAGGTACCTTCGTATTCAAGCTTCTTGAACCGCTCACCCAAGTGGTCTTGTGAAACAGTTTCCAAGTTCCATGAGTCTCGATCCTCTACAGTGAACTTCTTGAATAACTCCATGTAGTCGAGCGTAACGCGGCCATCAAACTGAACAAACAATTGCTCCTGAAAAAATACTTCCTTTGTCTGGAACCAAGGTGGTTTACCTTTAGGGAACGACATCATTTGTAGCCACTCCTTGCCTAGGACAATTTCAACTCGTTTAGCAAAGTATGGATCATCGAATCGTGAAGAGTTCCAACCGGCCAATAGATCAGATTGCTGAATCTCCTCAACAGAGCGAGTTAGCAACTCAGTCTCATTCTTACAGAATACAATTTCTACTTTGGATTCAATATCATCAAAAAGACTGTAGTCAAACAGTTCTTCGATGTTGCATCCTGTCCAAGACTTCGGAGGAACGGAAAAGATTACGTACTCATCCTTCCATGTGTGGTAGAAGGCGATTGAGTTTAGTGGTGCGTACGGATTGAGTGGTGAGCTGAACCCGATTGGTCCATCGTATGTGTACAGTGAGTTTTTAATTGCTACCCACTTTTTTACTGGCTCGTCCCACACCTCCATGTCAGGATCGCTCCTGTATTCTTGAAGATCCCAGACTGCAGCTTCAAATGATTCACCACCCTGTTGTCGGATCTTAATTTTATGATCTGAGTCATACTTCTTGGGGCGGTAGTCAACCTCAATGTCGTAGTATGTTGTATTGACGTGGGGTAGCTCACACTTGTAATACAGTGCACTAAGTGCCTTGAGCTCTGGAGGGATGTCACTCTCGAATAACTCAAGATCGATGGGCTTGCTGTCGATAAATTTCGAAAACTCTTTTTTGTTATCGAACTCGAGTTCATATAGATCATCACCAAACATTGAGCTATGCTTTCGGGTGTCGTCGAGTGCCCGAGTGGCCAGACCTAGGAATTTCTTTAGAACAGAATCGGGGGTACCCTCTTCTACACTATCACTAAACTCGGTGTGGTATCTATACCAATCACTACACTTGATGAAGCAATTGTACTGCGCTCGTACTGTCTTGATTGTGGGAGCAGGACTATCTGGCGTGCGTCTCTGCTCCCAGATAGTGATGTTATCGAAATGGCGGCTGGCGGCAAGGTACATTGAATTTGGTACTGAATTAGAAAATGAAAAACCTCACCTAGCATTATCAGGTGAGGTTTGGGTGTGGGCTAGGTCGTGATTATTCAGCAAATAGATCCTCATTCCACTCGCGGTGCCCTTCTCGGAGCGCCATGTTGGTTTGAGTTTCACGAATTTCAACTTTGTAGCACCAGATGCGTTCTGCTTCGGTGGCCCCTAGATAATCGGGGATGTACACACCATTCATGTATTTGTACAACATATCTGCCAATAGCTCACACCCTACATGAGGAACAACCGTCAGATCCAACAATCCATCATCATTCATCTGCTGGTAACGCCTGAGATCTGGGTCGTCGGCGGCGATTAGAGTTTTGTGGTCAAACTGGTCCTTGAGAATTTGCTTGAGCTCTTTGAACCCAGAGAAGTCGGCTACCCAGTTTCGACGATCGAGAGTATTGGACCCAAAGTAGAATTTAATCGATAGACTATACCCATGGTTTTTAGAACAATGGGTATCTGCCCGCCATTGTTTGTAGGCTACTGGAAACTCGTCGATGTATTCTTTAGTGGATGTAAATTTATAGGCAACTGGTTGGTACATTATTGGGAGTCCTCTTCTTCTTGAGTAGGAGACTCTTCGGCGTCTACCCACTCGTGTTTGTGTTGTTTAATTCCGAAGATTCGATCCCAACCATCTCGATACGAATCAGATGGTGTTTTTGAGATCAGCGCGTCCCCAGTAATATCGTTATGGGCTGTTGTCATGCTAATTTTTGACGGGCGATGGCTAAAAATTCAGAACGAACGCTGGCATTCTCAATAAACTTTCCACTCATCGCACAGGTAGTCGTGTCAGATGCAGTATCTCTTGCACCTCGAGTAGACATACACAGGTGGGCCATGGAAGCAAACACCGCAACGTCTTCTGATTGAGTTACAAATTTAACTGCTTCTAAGATTTGATGAGTCAAGCGCTCTTGAACTTGTGGTCGTGCAGCGAAGAAGTTCGCAATTCGACTCAACTTCGACAATCCAAGCACTTTATCTGTTGGAATGTAAGCAATCACGATTGAGGGTTGATTTAAACCGCCCGCAGGAATTATGGATAAAAGGTGATGTTCGCATTGGGAAGCCGCTGAAACTGCGACTGCAACAAACTCCTCAGGAGCGGACATTTTATTATTCACAGTCGTACATTTCGGAAAGTTGTTATAGTCCAATCCCCACATCATGTCATCCACCCACATCTTAGCTACTCGCATCGGGGTCTCAGTCAGACTGTCATCCGTCAAGTCCAATCCCAGCGCCTCAAGCATCGCCTTAGTGCTAGCTTCAATTACGGCTATTTTATCCGATCTTGAACTAGTTACCTGACTTGTGGTAGGGGTCTCGAGTCCAATTGCCTTCAAGTGGGCGTGTACTTGGAAACCAAGTGCTTTGTCTGTGCTTGCCATATTGTATGTTCTTTCTATATTGTTAAATTAATTGAATGCCTGAAACTTCTTGCAGGTATTGTTTTTCAAATTCTGGATGAGGTGCGTGCTTCAACACCACAAACTTGGTGTCAAGATCAAAGTCTTCCGCATTGTTATTAGCCATAAAGATGGGTAACAGTGCCATCCCAGCACCGCCTTTGCCGTCTGGCACCAGTTGAATCTTGCGAACTTTTTTTAGGCTGAGTTTGTCCGTGCCAAATGATCCTGAATCCTGGGCGATCCATTCTACTCCGGTTGTCAATAAAATTGAAACTACTTGCATACTTATAAACCTTTCTTTCTACTAATTTGTTGTTTGGTGATGTATCTCAGTACTGTCTGATATTGCGTATCATTTTTCGGATCAAACTTAATTCTAGGGATGTCATTGTCTCCCAAAAATGTATCCACCGCCGAATCGACAGCAAGTGCTTCATGGTACGTTTGGTTCCGACCAATTGGCTCGTAGGGCAACTGCCCTCGGTCAATGAGTAGATTCAGGTTATCATAGCTTGAAAAAAGTTTGTGGACAAGTGCTGAAAATTCTGCATGTGGGTACCCAGCGAGAGAGGTGGCATATACAATCGGTAGGTTGATTGGCGAATCGCATACAACAACGTCACACTTGGCGTGTACCGTTCGGAGTGCCCTGTGCTGGCCAGCAAAGCATAAATCAGGTTGATCGAACACATCTAGATGTCCCCACCAAGCTGCATCTTTTACGTATTCACTAACGTACTCCACATTTAGTCCTCGGAGTTTAAGATCGCTAGTTAGACGCAGCGCTGTTGTAGTCTTACCGGCGCCGGGGCCGGCATATAGGTTAACTACTAGAGACATTAACCAACCCTTTGCTATATTCATACACAGATTGAAAGAATCCAGTTGCGTGGAGCAATGGCCAATCGGTTCCTGAACTCTCTGGGGAGAACACTGATATCATGTTACTTGCGGTGTCGCTTGCCCATGTGCGGTGACTAGTTGCAAATCCCCCTGTCGATTGAGATCGATTGAGAAAATCTTCGATGTTTTGTTGTGTGATTGAATAATTCATTTGATTTGGCCCAGTAGTGTATAACGTTGATATGCTGAACAGTATAGTGTATTACACGAAATGATGTCAACAGAGTGGCGTGATTGTTCTATTAAATCGAATATTGAATTACAACAGTTTATGTGATCAGGGTAGTCGAAAGCGTTGTTGCTCTGAAGCAGTACAGTCTGGCCGCTGACCAATTCTTCTAACCACAGCTGCAAATCACTGATGTGTTCTGTACTTGTGTTTATTACCACACCATAATCACCATACAACGGAAACGTGTACATGTCTCCTGTGACAGCCGAGAAGTGATTGGAGTTGCCTACATAATCATGAGCAATATCCCGCACGCCAGGGTCTATGTCTAGTGATGTGACGTGCAATGATGGTTTCTTGTACAGCAATAATTTAGCCAGGGTACCATACCACCCGCCTGTGATGATGGCTGTATCGTGGTCCAATCCTGTGTTAACCAACATATCACACGCGACAAGTTTACTAGCAAGTTGGCCATCTGATAGCGCGTCTCTAATACAATCGTGGGAAGATACCCTACGCGGACTGTGATACAGCTCTCGGATCAGATCAGTTGTAATATTTGCAGGAATTGCAGTCGATGCTAATAGTTTGTCAGCATACGACTCTGTTAGGTGAACGTTTATTCGAGAATCACGGGTTGTCATGTGTGTCCAGCCATTGGGTAGTGAGCCAGGCGAAGTTATTAATCAGTGTAGGATCAATCTTCTGAGAATACCATACTTGTGCGGCACTGATTCCAGCGTGATATGCATCGTCAAACTCTGTATTTGGTTGTTCGGTTATCCATCTACTCAGTCGCTCGAGAACGTCCCGATACTCTAAGCTTTTTAGCAGGTCATCGTGGGACAATAAGGTCTCGATTGTAGTTTTTTGGCGGAATAATTTGAACACTTCACGAGCAGTAGCCCTATATGTATGTAGTGGGGTCTGATCAAAGTGGGTTATGCTAATCGGTCGTGACTCCATATACTTGATTCCAGCTCCACGAGTTGAACAGAAGTCTACCCAATGGGTAGGCTTGTTTGTCGTCAGCATAGCTGTGTTGAATAACTTGATTCCACCATATCCATATACACACCCATTGACGATATTTTTCGTTGGCCAGATATGGGTATATTGTCGGTCCCAGGGTGCTGGCACAAAATCAAAGTCAAAATCAGGGAGTGGTTCATTGTCACCGTCGATTATATAGAACATCTCAGTCCGACTAAGTTTTGCTGCAGCATAATGAGCATTATCAATTCCCTGGACTCCAGAAACTCGCTGAATATACGGGAATCTAGATACGAGCTGAGCAAAAGTCTCATCTGCTCTAGGTTCATCATAACTGATAAAAATGATATCAAACATACTACACCAGGGAGCTTTCGGTTACCATTGGATTGGGAAATGTCGGGTGGCGGGGCTGGCATCTCTTAAAAAATGCACTCTGTTCACTAGTAAAGTCTAAGAATGCTATCCCTGTTTTTTGTTCGATGATTTTACCGTATTCGTAACACATCAAATCGAGTGTGTCGTCTGAGTGTGCCGTGTTTATATACGAGTGCGCAAATTCCCCAAACGCAGCATAATCCCTGACAATCGCCAAATCGCCCCTGTGTATGTTGGTATACCACATACCCACGCGTGTGCCTAGTATCGCTGATCGGCCGTGTTCAACATCTCGGCCGATGCTTCCCCATACCAACATCTTGTTCAGGTTGGGGGCATACATTTTGCGTTCAATATCTTCTACCTGATCAACCAACTCTCCATGGTCTAGTGTCATCTTACATCCTTCTCTAAAACCAGCCCGGAACGCTTGCAGTGGCGACGAAGTGATGTGTGTGGTTGAGTATACATTATTCAGTTGGATATACGTATCTGCCCAACAAAAATCGAGCGAATGGTGGCCCTTTCCAGTAGGACTATTTTCATGCGTCTGCATATCTAGGATGTACTGCTTAGGCCAGATCTTAACTCCACCGTTACCATACACCAGACCATTCAGCGGGTTGATGCTGTTCCACGAAAGTACGCTATTCCTGTATTTGTCTTGAATGTTGAGCTCAAGTTCAAAAAACTTCGGGTGCACAGTATTATCACCATCAACGGTAATCAGGTAGTCTGTGTCAGAAGCATTAGCGGCGGCTTTGTGGGCAGAGTCAAAACCCAACACACCATCCACGCGCTTAGACCAGGGTGCTATCTCTTGGAGATTCGCCCAGTTGTATTCTTTGTTCGGTTCATCAAAGGTGATATGAATGACATCTAGTTCATTTGTATTTAAAATCATATGTTGGTAGAGTATGTTGTTAGTTGGTGAAAGTTGCTCCACACAGAGCAGGTGCGTAGTAGATTCAATTGTGTAGGAGTTATGTGTTCCTGTGAAGTTGAGGATAGCGTATACACAATTAGCATGTTGGTGGTTGGATATACAAAATATACCGATACTTCAGGTAGAGTCGAGTCTAGTGTTAACTGCCCATTGGATGGGTTGTATATAATGCTAACATCGGCGTTTGACGTACTATTGTGTAACTGCTGGCCGGCTCCGGGTTTGGGTATCGGTTTTGGAACAATTGTGTGTGTTGGGGTATTCTGTACACAATACCGTCCACAAGCAGTAGGATCTTCCGAGAGTGTGTAGTATGTCTCAGGATTGCAGATCGGCACGTAGGTAACACCATCCAATCCATCTACAACGCTTAGTGATACCCCAATGATCGCCCCTGAATAGGAAGATATAATAGCTAGCATGATTAAACGTTGGTTGATGAGTGGTATATACTATCGAGTATTGGGGTGTGCACTACTTTATTTGCATGAACCAGGACAGTGCCATTGAGTAATACTTGGTTCGACTCAACAAAATTTAGTATTCGATAATCAGACAATATACCTTCGCCCAGAGATTTAGCAACAATTGCGCATATTAGATTAGTATCCCTGGAACGAAAATTAGGAGGCAACAACTGAATAGCACACTGTGCCCAATTTCTACCGACAAGTTTGAGAGTATCAAAAAACAAACTACACGTGTCTGTTGCTGAAAACAAGATTTGACGAGCATTTAGTTGGGGTAAATTATTCTCTACATATTTGCTCTCGGATGTGTTCAGTGATCCAAATACAATAAAATCCGATGATTGTACCTGATCAACAATCGATTGAATAAACTCATCGGGCATTGTAGAAATTTCAGTGAGGTCTAAAAATAGCGTAGTACTGAATCTAGTAATCAGTGGAAGTTGCCACAAGATTTCATATTGATCCTCCGTCCAAGGTTGGTGGGGAGCATACACGGTCGCCCACGATCTGTAGTTAAGTTCGGAATTGTGAGCAGTAATCAAGAATTGTACGCACTGGGTGGCAGCAACTCGGTTGAGGATTGTCGTGATCAAGTCTACTTGGTGCTGACTGTGTGCTAGCAACAAGTACCCAATCACTTGATAGTACCTCGTGTTACTAGTACAACAGAATCGGCTCGGACTATGGAATTTGTAGCGATAATGTACATGTTAGTTGTTTGTTGGGCAATCGAACCAACGCAGCGGAGGACCCCTACAGGGAAATCAATCAGATTATCTGTAGGGCTAAGCATGTGTGATGCGATTGATATGGCAGCACTGTCACTGCAAGCAACATTAAGGTTTAGTAGAGTTTGAAAGTGTTGGAAATTTTCACGGACGAATTTGGCGTACTCGAATATTAGCTGAGCAACTGGTATATCATTCAGTAGAAACACGCGGGTGTCGCATAGAGATATTGTACGGGCTTGGTCCACGTAAAAATCGAGTTGTGGGTTGGCGTGTGATGACTTGATGCAATAGTTGTAGTTTGATAATCCAATTGAATTGTCTAAAATTGCCGGTGCGGTTATTGAATTGTCTACTGTGATCAGCAGTCGATCAAATGCAGTTCCATGATCATCGAATAAGGATAGCAGGTCTTCGCCGGCGTGGTAACTAAAATTAATTTGAGATATCGACGAGCGCTTTGACACTACGGGCACCTCGGAGTTTAGTGTATTGATTGAAGTAAGCATTGGTCTCAAACGCCCATGTCTGATACCACTGCTCATTTAGAGCAGCGAGGTCATCAATTCGAATCGGTGTTCCACGATCATCAATGAGTACAGTACTGGTATGCCCTCTTGATAGCTCTAGTGTATTGAACAATATCCGTTGCTCCGTTATCTTAAACAGACCCCCATTTACTGCTGTGGTAGTTCCTTGGACAAATTTACTCTTTAATAGTGACACTGAGTCCGCAAAACTGATATTGTATTTCGCGAGTGATATAAATTCTTCAAACTTTTCAGGAGACATAATGTAGAAACAAGAAAACCCTGTTATTGATCAAATTTTGACCATACAGGGTTTTCTTGTTGGGGGGAAGTGTTTTAGAAAATACCAACCGATGAGCTGGTTGGATATGAAATGCTAGGATTGCTGTAACATACTGAGCTCATGCGCGTAAGTGTGAACTGACTATTCAAATATCCACTGACCGCGCCGGCCTCATTATCGATAAAAGCGATGGTGAGCGTTAACACATTGCTGTTTAGGCGACCTGATATGATCACTGTTTCTGCGGCGGATGAATATCCACCCGAATATCCACCCGAATATCCACCCGAATATCCAGATCCACCTGAAGTGGAACCCAACAGAACTTGATCTGTCGATGTTAGTGCATTGAATGCTGTCGATGTTAGTGTGGCGTTTGGAAAAGAGCTCAGTAGTGATGCCCAAGCGAGATCATGCGTATTTGTTGGACTAGACAACTGACCATTCCAGGTAATTCTACCGCCCGTTGCAAAAAATCTACTTGCAGCGTTGGCATCAGCGAAAGTAAAACTAACAGTGTGCGTGATGGTGCCGTCCCACGAGGTTAGTCGAGTTGCACCTGCTGATGGTGGACTGAGCGTCTCGAAGCAAGAAGGGTTGATGGTTGATGACGACAGCGCTGAATTCAACAAAGTTTGCAACTTATTGTATTCTTTCAGTACTGTAACAATGCCACAACGTGAATCAGAACACACACGATAGTTGTTATATGTTACGGCTGCTATAGCTGTAGGTGAGACGTTCTTGGTAAACGCAAGTTGTTTAATGCGATTGATCAGAGTTTGCCATTGAGTATCAGTAATCTTGACGATACTAGGTGGGGTAGGGAATGGTAGTAGGGCTGTCTGTCCAGATGCCAGGGCATCGGCGTTGAATAGTGCGACCAGATCATCATATTCACACACCCCCGCGACAGCGATACAAACGGTATTAATCCAAGCACTACCATCATAGTAGTACAGACCGCCCGTACTTGGGTTATACCAAAGACTGTTAATAGAAGCTGGGGCAGATGTGCCGACGTGGATGCCAGAGCCAATTGGGTGCCAGATGGCATCCACACCATAGAATTTTGGAACACCGGGGGCTGTGCCAGTATCTAACCAAATCTGACCCGGTGTTGGATTGATAGGAGGAGAGCTCCTAGCAAAGTGCTCCAACATCTGCAAGAAGTTTGTCCAGATTGCTTCTTGATACACTGGCGAGCGATATCCCAACATCGTAAGCGAAGTGCTGACATCAATACCAAGTGGTTGGATTGATATCGGGGATTTTGTTGGGTCGCTATATTCGACCGAATAGGTTCCTGGCATGATTTATTATTTTCCGCGGTAGTTCGTATATTTAGTCGTTGTGATCTCAGACTGGCGTCAATGCAACTCGAGCTAAAATCCTAAGTTCATCTGCAGTCACGCCAAGTTTTTTGCACAGTGCTTGCTCAGCTTTTAGGGCAGTAGATTGTGCTAGTGCAGCTTCTTTGTTTTGGGCTTTGACAATCTTATCTTGCTCTTTTTGTAGCTTAGTATATGTTGGTTTGTCGACAACCCCAACGCCTGGGAATTTTCCAGGGTAGTAGTTGACCATATCTGGGCGGGTTATTTGTTGTTTCAACTCGTTGAAACGAGATTCACTGACTTCATTGGGCATATACCCAAGAAACGGTTCACCATCAGCAGTACGCATCACTCCAACCCAGTTGCCGGAGTTGTCTTGAGTGTAGCACGCTAGAGTCAATCCGGTTCCGTGCAAATCATTGAGTTCACCAAGTGTATAATATTTGACTATCATAAGTATGCTCCACCTCTCGTTGCTTTAACTTTAAGCCCCATATTACCATGAATAACAGCAAGGCCTGACCATGGGCGGCTTTGGTACAACACACACCACCACTGAGCGTATATCGTCACTGTTTGTCCAGGATTGAGGATCTTCACAAATCTGGCGCCGGATACAGTTTCTTCTGTATACACATCAGTACCACCTGCAGCTCCTCTTGTATTGAGCCCAAGTGAGTCAATATCTTGTCTCATTGTACCTTGATCAGACGAGGTGTTGAATGCAGTCGGCATTGTGATATTGAGATTTTCACCAATATTATACACAAACCCTACTGTCGAGCCTGGTAAGTTGTATGATAAGTTGCCGTTGCCCGTGAGATCTGCTTCGAGAAGTACCGGTTCAGAGGTAGGGTTTGTGTAGGAATATGTTAGATACGCCGGGGGGTTGCCGGGGTTGATGTCGACAGAACCTACTTCTGTTGCGAAATCTCGGCCTCGGAAAATCGCGACTCCATTGGTGTATCCGGTTGCACCTACAGCCAGGCAGATCCCAGCTCCTACAAGAGTATTTGGGTTTGTTACCCAAACTGTTGGTTGGTTGGTTGGCATCTGGACTGGCCACACAACCTGCCACGTTAGGTTATTGTCGCAGATTAGCAGGCGGTTTGATGAGGTGTCGTGCCATAATAGACCCAACTCAGTTGCTGGTTGGGTATAGCTGACAACAACCTCCTCAGAGATTGGCCATACTAGTTGCCACACTCCTGTGGTGTCGCATACTCGGAGTTGGTTTGAGGTTGTACTGTGCCAGAGCAGCCCAGTTTCAGTTGCTGGTTGGTTAGGACCGACAACAACCTCCTCAGAGATTGGCCATACTAGTTGCCAGATATCAGCCGAGTCATACAACTTCAGTTGTTGGTTCAGTGTGTCGTACCAAATCTGCCCCTCTGTAGGATTGACCGGAGCATAATTGCTTGCAAAGTGCTCCATTGTGTGGAGCATGTTTTCCCAAATTAATTCACCATACACAGGAGAACGATATCCCACCATCTTGAGAGATGTGGAGTGATCGAAACTCAGAGGTGGTATTACGATGCGTGGTTTAGTATTGTCGCTATGATCAACGGTATAGGTACCTGGCATATTATGTGGTCTTAGTTAGACAGATATTTATGCAAGTCCTGTAGACCACCAATCTTGTTACCTTCTGGGTCAACTAACTGTGGAAACGTACGAGCTGATGGAAACATCTCACTGTATTGTTCCCGTGTAAAGTCAACATCCAACATCTTAGAAGTGAATTGTCTGCCTTTGTTAGTCAGTAGTGCTTTAGCTTGGTCACACTGGGGACAACCTGGTTTGGAATACACAGTAAATTCCGAGAGTTTGGTTCTAGTGTCGGCAACTTGAGTACCCCCCCAGACATCACCCCAATCACCGGTTAGTGCACCCTTTGCGTAATCTGTAACTTTTTGTTCAAAAAAGTTAGTGTGCGTCACCCCTAACATTCCATCAACCCAAGGCAGTGGATTTTTCTTGACTTTGAAAATGCCCTTCATCCCTAGTGAGATGAACCGGCGGTCAGCGATGTAACGAATATACTTCTTAACATCCTCTTTCGTCAACCCCTCTTGTGGATCAATACCAAACGCGAGGTCGATAAACTTATCCTCCAATTCTACCATCTTTTCACCAACAGAATATAGTTGCGATTTTAATTCATCAGTCCAGATGTGTTTATTTTCTTTGACGAATTCGCGAAATAGCTTAATCATACTTTCGGTGTGGAGCGATTCATCTGCAATCGACCAAGCGATAATTTGACCCATCCCCTTCATTTTACCGAATCGTGCAAAGTTCAGTAACATCACAAATGAACTAAACAGTTGCATACCCTCGGTAAATGCAGAGAATACAGCAATTTGTTGTGCTACAGAATTTTCATCTTTAGAAATAAACGATTCAATATAGTCATGTTTAGCTTTCATTTCCTCATACTGAAGAAACTCATTGTAAGTCGTCTCCGGCATCCCAAGGGTTTCGATAAGGTGCGAGTACGCAGCAATATGAATAGATTCTCGTGCAGCAAAAGATGACAACATCATTCGAACTTCTGGTTGAGGGAAGTTTGGTAGATAATTATTGACATACGCGCCAGCAACATCAATATCGCCCTGCGTAAAGAATCGGAAAATGTGGGTCAGGAATGTTTTTTCTGACTCGGATAATTTAGACTTCCAATCCTTTACATCCTCCATCATTGGGACTTCCGTATGCAACCAATGCATCTGTTCGGATTCTAAAAATGCATCAAACGCCCAGGGATATGAAAATGGCTTAAACATATCGCGTTTATCGGTTAATTTTAATTTAGTTTTCATTTTATCCTTCGCACGCGATACACGTTTCACCCATTATCAATGCTGCCATATCAATTTCGTCCTCTATTTTTCTGCGTTCCAATTTTTGACCAACCTTATCTGATTTTCTCAATTTAGATGACCTCACATAATATAAAGATTTTAGACCTTGTTTCCATGCCCGAAAATGCACAGCATGTAGATATTTCACATTCACATCCGGCCTAAAAAACAAATTTGTTGACATTGCTTGATCGACAAACACTTGGCGATCAGCGGCTTGTTCTACGATCCACCGCTGGTCAATTTCTGGGGCGGTCTTGAATACAGCCTTAGTATGATCATCCATCCACTCTAAGTGTGATACTGACCCATCATTTGAAATAATAGAAGCCCACGTATCATCGTACCAAGATTCGGATTTCCCTGATGCATATTGTTTAATCAATTTGTCTAGGTTCTTATTTTTATTGACAAATGCTCCGGATGTGGTGTCTTGTCTGTATGCGTTTGCTGAATATGGTTCTGCAGAGGGTGATGTATTCCCCATAATAATTGACGATGATGCATTGGGTGCAATCGCCATGACATGTGAACACCTACGAACAATTCCATAATCTGATGCATCTGGGCATGAACCACGTTCGTTCGCAAGTTGTATATTTGCAATATCTAATTTTGTTCTGATATGACGAGAAATTCTGATATTGGTTGATTTTGCAATCGCACCCTCAAACTCGATATCTTTCGCTTGTAGGTAGGAATGATATCCCAATTCACCCACACCAACCGATCGTTCTCGCATTGCAGAAAATTTTGCACGAGCAATTGTATCGGGCGCATTATCGATAAAGTATTGAATAACATTATCTAACATTTCTAGAACATCTCGGAGGAATAGTTCATCCTTAGACCATTCATCAAAGTATTCGATATTGACTGAGCTGAGGCAACACACTGCAGTGCGCTCCTTAGACGTTGCCAACGCAATCTCGGAACAGAGATTTGACCCTTTGATAGACAAACCTGCCAATTTTTGGTATTCTGGCAGAGCATCATTTGCGTGGTCAATGAACCACAAATATGGTTCACCAGTTTGCATCCTGAGTTCCAAAATTTTCATCCACAACGCCTTCGCGGATACCGTATCTACGATCTCACCATTGTGCGGCTGGATTAGGTTCCACGAGTCGTCCGCATTTGGGTCTATCATACATCGTTCGATGATTTCCATAAACTTGTTTGGAATGTTGATTCCATGATTCAAGTTTAGGGTTCTCATGTTTTGATCACCCGTTGGTTTTCGCATCTCCAAGAATTGAATAATATCGGGATGTGAGATGTCTAGATATGCCGCATATGAGCCCCGCCGAGTAGAACCTTGTTTGTACGCAAGAGACGATGCGTCGTATGTTTTGAGGTGAGGCATTACGCCGGCAGATTTTTCATCTGCACCTCGAATACCAACATGCACCCCAACACCACCACCCATCATTGATAGCCAGTTAGTTTCCGCCAGGTTGTTAATCAGACCCTCTGATGAATCATCTAGGTAATTCAAAAAACATGAAATTGGGAGTCCTCGAGGATTTCTCCCAAATGCTAAAATTGGGGTTGAGTAACTCAGCCAATGCTTGCTTGCGTAATCGTACAATCGCTGGGCGTGGTCAGGATTACTTGAAAATTGTTTGGATACCTTCGCAAATCTCTCTTGGGGACTAACTTCGTCTGAAGTCATGTACGATTCCCGGAGGCGTTGTACACCAAGTTGGCCGAATAGCGAGTCTCGAGTGTAATCTAGTACAACTCCATCAAGTTCTGTGGGGGCTTCTTGCAATTTATTAGTCTCTTGTGTGGTTATGGGTGATGAAATACTGGTGTATTTGCCGCAAGCAACAAATTCAACCCAGAAGCGTCTCGGTACTCAGAAATGTAGTGGACTTCCGAGATTTTACAACGAATGATCAATGTGGCGCAATCAACACAAGGTTGTAGCGTCAAGTATATAACCGAACCTTCAAGTGCTTCTGGGTTGGTGTCTAGTAACTTTTTAATCGCATTCAATTCCGCATGAATAACGTGTGGGTGAGTTGTATTTGCTGAGTCTTCACAGCAGTTATCAGTCCCTGTTGGTGTACCATTCCAACCCTGACTCACAATTTGGCCATTCTTTACAATAATGCACCCAACCTTCTTGCGAGTGCAATGTGACATTACAGATACTGATTGAGCTACGGATAACCACATGTTGTGGTACCGTCGTTCCTTTTCGGTGAAGTGGTGGCGCATGGTGTGAGATAATACGAGGTAGGGAGAGTTGATGAGTCAGAAACAGTGGATCTATTTAGTAGTCGGATGGGGGCATCATGCACCAAAACTAACCTGTTTTCAACATTATAAATAGCCAGGAGTATAGTACTCAGTAGGTAGCTTCACAGTTATCTACAATCTCTGTTCAATCAACCCATTACCTCAGTAAGTCTACACAAATGGAAACTCAATTCAACACTCAACGTCCTGCATTCAATTCCGAGGCAATGACAAATAAATTATCTGCGATGTTTCGAGGTGCGACCCGAACAATGCCGTTCACTAACACCAACTTACAAAAACTCCAAGTAAAGTTTTGCTATTTTATTGATGATATTCAGAGAGGCCCTGCATACGATCAATCCAAACTCAGCATGTTTGTACTGCAATGGATCAACGACATCGGTAGGTCCCTAACCGAGGCGGGAACAAACAATTCTTCCATCGATTCAGCTGTGCGGCGTTTACTTCAGCCTGAATACGAACACCGTAACTACTACATCTAACAAAAAAGCCGCTTGAAGCGGCTTTTTTTTATGATTGGGGTTCTGTCGCGAGATCTCGGCGGATGGGGTATTCGACTGGTCCCACCATTTGGGAGATCTCAGGGTTCTGTTCGAACGGTACTCCTATATCTAATCGAAACGTATCATAATCAAATGCCATCTTCATTAGCGAATTGTCGACACCAGCCTCCATAGACAGTTCATCAAGTTCTATTGTATTAATTCTAGGGTTTATGAATGTGTATTGATTAAATGTTCGGCCGAATCGATATACGTGAAATAATTCGATAGTCTTGATCAAGCGAAGGGGGGTACCAGTGCCTGGTACCCCCAGTGGCCCGAAACTAACCCCATAGACGTTTGGCGATATTCTACTTGGATTGCCCGGCTCTGAGTAGTCAGCACCTTCGAAGTCATAATCATATTGCCCAATTTCAAGTGGAGTGTTCACAGTGACGTTTGTAAGCGGACTTTGGAGCCGAATTACATTTGCGTAGAAATTCATCATCTGATTCGCCGAATCATCATAGAATGACATTGTGATGGGATCGTATGTTGTTCGTTTGGGAATGCCGGTCCGCATTCCGTATAGATTTACATCATCGTGTTCAAACTTTGGGTGTGGGCGACTTGAAGTTTGGGTTAGTAGCGAAAATCGGCCGGCATCACATATACTGTCGTATGGATGGTTCATCGTTATCCGCGTGACAAATAGGAATTTATGCTTCGGAAAGAACTTATCCAAGTCTCGAGCATACGCTGATGCGTCCCGCACCACTGCATTGGGGGGCGGTGGAGCTGTGGATGTTATGCCAGTAGATACAAACGATCGTTGATTTACTGATGGGATTCTTGGGTCAGCCATCTGAGATGTAGTTCAATGTTGAATAGGCATCTTATTTATCGGCGCCATCTCTCATCTCTAACCTTATGTTCACGGCCAACCATCGGATCGTCGTAGTCATACTTAGGTTCTAGGGAATTGTCGTTGAGCGTTCCTGTGCGTGCCCAAGGTTCGTGATGTGGGTACCTACTTGGCCAGAAGCAGTCTAGTGGGTCAGCTTTGGAGGCGGTTGGAGAGGTTGGTGCTTGAGGAGATGTTGGTGCTTGAGGTCCATTCATATCTATTCGAGACGCACTTTCTGTAATATTTC